CGTAAACGCAGCTGCTCCTGTCGGTATTCAATCTCACATAGTTACACAGGATATTAGACTGGACTATGTTGCAGAACTGAGAGCAGATCAAATCAATGCATTTGACTTGGCTGTTGATACAGATGTCAGCGCCAATGTATCTCCTGCTATTGAATTTGCAAACAAAAAACTTTCTTCTTTCATCAAGTGTGTAACAAATAGAGTTCTGTTGCTTGATGATATTTCCAGACAATTCTCCAGTGAAGAACTTAACGATTCTGTAAATCAGACTCTCGTAACTTATCCCACCAATGTTCCCACACAAAGGATCTTGGTTCTTTCTAAGGATACTCGCAACCCAGTCAGTTATCAATTCAATGAGTTCATTCTCATGAATACTCTTGAGGGTGCATATATCTTGGAGAAGGGACAGTCTACAAGCAATGGTGAAATTGTAACTATTGATACTACAATTGATCCTGTAGAAAACACCATTGACGTTAATGCTTCTCCTGTCAGAACAGATATTGATTATGAGTTCAAAGTTGTTCGCCAACTTTATGGATCTTCCATCGGAGTAGGCACTCTAAGCGTTGGTATTGCCTCTGTAACAGGAGTAACAACATCTGTAGGTGCTGCGACAACTACAACTCTGTTTGACGCTGCTGCGGTTGATCTGGAAGGATTTACTGCATCTGTGTCCATCATTAGAAATAGCGATCAATATGGAAACTATCATGAAGTAGTTGCTGATCGTGGAAATGGTGATGATGTATCCATGGCTGAATTTGGTTTCGATACTGGATACAGCGAAAGTGGAATCACCACAGCATTCATTGGCACATTCAGATCTTATATTGAGAGTGGTAGATTTAAACTTGATTATACAAACAATGGTGACGAAACTATTGACGCAAAGGTCAGAATTGTAGGACTGCATAAAGCAGGAGCTGGTGTTGGCACTGCATCATTCAAACTGACTAACCAATCTGAAGGATCTGAGAGATCTGCAAGATATGAAAGTAGCGATGTAACTGATTCTTACATTGCTGGTACTGGTTATGCTGCTACTGTTATCGGTGTAAGTTCTGAAACTCACCTTGCAGGTAAGTCTATCGTTAGAGTTGCTATCGGACAAAGTGTCAATGTTTCTCAACTGATCTTTAGTGGTGATTATCTTACCAGTCAAACTGAACTGACCGAATATCCTCAACTGACTATTGCTGATACTCCTGACGAGGTTGGCCTTGGTACATTTGGAACTCGTTATAATGGAAGCAATCTTGAAGTTATGTTCTACCCAGGTGTCACCTCTGGTGTCGCCACAATCACTGGTTATCATGAACTCTTCTACAGAGATCAAGATGCTAACGCTGATGCTGTTAACAACATCACATATAATGTTGGTATTGATGAATATGTTGAAGATAGTTTTACAACTGGTGATAAGTTAGACTTTGAACTGACAAGTGACGGATTCCCTGTTTACGCTCATGTATTCAATCCAAATACTGCTTCTGTTCTCGATCCAGCAACAGGTATCTTCACTATTAAGAATCACTTCCTGAACACAGGACAAGACCTGGTTTATACACCAGAGAGCACAATCATTGGTGTTTCATCTGTATCTGTAGGTATTGGATCAACTCTTGTTGGTGGTGGATTTGGTACAGGTGATGCTATTGCTGGATTCAACACGGTATCCGGCCTCAGTACAACCTCTGGTATGGTTGTTGGTCAACTGTTCCGTGGACCAGGACTTTCTCCAGAAACTCCAACCACATTTGTTGTTGGACTTGGTAACAGCGTTACATGGTTCACTGCAAACAGTGATGGAACTAAGGTTTTGACTGGTGTTGGAAACACAGTAGTCTTAGAACTTAACGAAACCATTGAAAGTGATCATGATTACACTGGATTTGGTACTATCACAAATATTGGATTCAACTCGATTACTGTTTCCAATAATGTCCCAGCTGGTGTTGGTAGTGTCTATCACTCCACTAGACTGAGACCTTCCGTTACCATTGGACCACCCGTACAAGTTGGTGTTACTACATTCCGTCAACAGTATAGATCTGGTATTAATACCGACACTATGCCAGAGAATGTTTATGCAATTAAACTGACTGAAGATACATTCAAACTGGCAACTAACGAGGCTTTTGCAAATGCTGGAATTGGTGTTACATTCACAAGTCTTGGTAGTGGTAATGCTCACGTCCTTGATACTACTAAGAAACTTGAGAAGTCTCTGATTACGCTGGATGGTATCAACCAAGCACCTATTACCGGAGCAGATCTTTCGTTTGAACTTAGACAGTCTCTGGGTCTTGGACAAACTTCATTCCCCATAAGCGGTATTGCTTCTGTTCAACCAGGAGATTTGATGAAGGTTGGTGCAGAAATCATGACCATCAACAACGTTGGTCTTGGAACAACTGCTGGTGATATCTCTGGTATCGGTACATTTACCGTTGTCAATGTAACTAGAGGTGCTGTTGGAACTGCAGTATCATCTAAGACTGACGGAGATAATATAGAAATCTACAGAGGTTCTTACAACATCGTAAGAAACAAGATTCACTTCACAGAGGCTCCTGCAGGTGCTGGAACAGATGAAACTGTTGATGAAAAGAATCTCACAATTCAAAATGCCAAGTTCGGTGGACGAACATTCTTGAGAAAGAATTATCAGAAGAATGCTCTGTTTGTTGATATCTCCAATCAATTCACTGGTCTTGCAAGAACCTTCACTCTGGTCACAGAGGGTGATGCTAATGTTGGTTTTGAAACAGGATCTGGTGTTCTGTTCCTGAACGGTATCTTCCAGGCTCCTACAACTGCTAACAATACAGAAAATGCCTATGAGACTATCTCAAGTCCTGTAGGTGTCACGAGCGCACAATTCAATGGCGTAAGACTCCTAGATGGTTCTCCTTATATTGATGAGGATGATGTAAACCAGAACCAGATTCCTAGAGGCGGTCTGATCGTCTCCTTGGGTAGCACAGGTGGTAAGGGTATTGCTCCTCTGGTAGGTGCAAAATTCAGAGCAGTTCTTAGTGAAGGTGGTGGTATCTCACAGGCTGTTGGTGTTGGCACAACTCTTGGTAGACCAGGACTTGGAATCGTCACAGCATCTTATACAGAATCTACTGGCATTCTGGAAGTTGAAACAACAACACCTCATAAGTTCGTAGGAACTGGTGAAAATGTCTATATGCTTGGACTTGAGTTTACATGTCCTAAAGTTAATGTTGGAACACCTAATGGATTTGCTTATAATCCCGCGACAGGTATTTCTACAATTTCGTTTGCTAGTGCTCATGGATTGTCAAATGGTGATGCAATTACTATTGACACGAATAGTATTACATTTACATGTACACAGGGCCCTGGAAACCACACTTATCCCCGTACCACAGACCCAGCATTTAATAAGTATCTTACAATTTCAAATGTAACTGCAAATACTTTCCAAGTAAATGTTGGAACTGGTGGAACAGGTACATCTCCACACACTTTTGTTAGTGCTTCTACAAACGCCATTAAGACTCTGAACTATCAGGGTATTACTACTACAACATTCCCAGACGGAACACAAGGACATGTCTTTGAGGTTGTTGGTGTTGGATCAACCACGATCTTTAGAGCTGATGTTGGAATCTCCTCGATTCCTCACTACTATGTTGGATCTGGTGAGGTATTCAAGTTTGATACTGAGATCAACACTGGATCTGGATACAGAGAACCAGTTGCTATTGCCATCACTGACCCAGGATATGTACATAGATTTGTAAGTGCTGAAGATGATTCCATCTCTGTAACTTCTTTCACAGGATCAACTCTGACTCCTACGAATGCAACTTATGAACCCACAACTGGTGAGTTTATTCTTACAATTCCAGACCATGGATTGACAACTTCAGATAGCATCGGTATTAAGACTGGATCTATCGTATTCACATGTGATTCTGATAACTTTGCTGATAAGCAATCTTATCCAAGAGCAACTGACCCAATTGCCGGTGTCATTACTCCTGTCACATCTTACACATCTGGTAGTATTACTGTTAATGTTGGCACTAACGCTGGATTTAACGCTGTTGCCATTGCAACCGTTGGTGCTGGTGGAACACTGCATGTAACTGTTTCGGCTGCTGGAACAGGATATGTAAATCCCCAGTTCATTATTCCTGATCCCTCTTACTCTAATCTTCCTATTGAAGGTATTTCAAGATTGGGTGAGGGAGCAACAACTGAAACTGGATTTGGTGCAAGAATCACTTGTGAAGTTGGAGCTGGTCAAACTAATGTAATGAGTGAGCATCACTTCGTTACTGGATTCAAACTTGATAATCGTGGTTATGCATTCAGAAAAGGTGATGTCTTCAGACCTGTAGGACTTGTAACTGCAGTGGGTGTTGGAGCAACTAACTTTGAAGATTTTGAACTGACTGTTCTCGAAACCTTCACAGATTCCTTCTCTTCTTGGCAGTTTGGTGAACTTGATTATATTGACAGCATCAGAGATCTCCAGAATGGACTCAGAAGGAGATTCCCACTGAGACAGAACTCTCAGTTGATCAGTTTCCAGAAAGATCCAACTGTCACTGCTTCTTCTCAACTTGATCTGAAGAATGTACTTGTTATCTTCATTGACGGTGTAATTCAGATTCCTGGTGAGGCCTATGAGTTTGATGGTGGAACCAGCGTAGTCTTTACTGAACCACCTTCAAATACCTCAGAAGTTGACATATTCTTCTACAGAGGAACATCTGGAGATGATAGTTTCCAAGCGTCTGTTCCTGAGACAATTAAGAAGGGTGACTCTGTAACACTCAATAAGAAAGATGGTGATGATAATACCGAGACTCAAGCAAAGAGACTCGTTAGCGATGTTGCTTCTTCTGACAAGATTAACACCACAATATACAGTGCTCAAGGTGTAAATGATGAAGTCTTTAGACCTCTCGATTGGAGAAAGCAAAAGGCTGATAAACTGATCAATAGTGAAATCGTTACTAAGGTCAGAGATTCTATCGAACCTCAGATCTATCCTGTCGCTAGATTGATTGGTGATATTTCTGATGGAGACACTGATTTATTTGTAGATAGTGTAAGATTCTTCCAATATGAAGAATATGCTGCTGGCGCACCAGCAAGCAACAACATTCAAGTTGATGCATTTATTATTGATGGTACAGAAAACGTTGGTGCCGCAATAACTGCTGTTGTTGGAAGTGACACCACTTTAACATTCGATGTTACTTCTGGTGGATCAGGATATGCGGGTACATCTGTAACCTTGGGTATTGCTGCTCCTCCTAGAGTTGACAACGCTAAATATGGAATCGTAGGTGTTGGCACCACAGCTATTGCTAGAGGTATCCTTACTAACGGAGTTATCACTAGTGTTACAATTGATAACGCTGGTGGTGGATACAATGTCGATGCACCTCCTCAGGTTATTGTTACTGACAATGCAGTTAAGACAGATACCATTGACAACTCTGACATTATTATTGGTTATGTCGGTGTAATCACTGGCATCTCTACTACTGGCGGTGGTTCTGATCCAACAAGCATTGTCTTTGAAACAGATCTTACAGACTCCATCGTATCCACTGCTGAACTCGATACATTGATTGCTGGATATCCAATTTATGTTTATGACACTACTGTAGGTCACGGTGTAACGGCTGTTCAAGGCACTACTGGTTCAACATCCCTCGATGACATGATCGTCGGTATTGGTACCACATTTGCTGATGCTGTTTACAAAGTCGCTGACATTACTAGAAGTTCAAATGTTGGTGTGATTACATGTCACATTCAATCCACCACTAACACTGTGGGTCTTGCCTCAACTGGAACACGCGCTGTTCCTATTGGAAGATTCTCATGGGGTAGACTTGGCCAAGTATCAAGATCTGCTTCACCTGTTGCCTTTGCAGTTTCCTCCTATACTGCCAATTCTGGATTATCAACTTATCCAATTGTTCAGAGAAGAGGATTTGGATTGAGAGACACTGGTGCTCTCAAGAAGCAAGTGGCAAATTAAAGTATAAATATCAACATAGGAAAGCGATTTAAAAATGCCTGCGCTGGTAACCGATCAATTTAGAATCTTCAATGCTAACAATTTAGTTAGTTCAATTGAAGATACTAGTAACTCTTTCTATATCTTCCTCAGCTTGCCGAACCCGACTTCGCCTGCTTTGGGATATGGAAGGACTGATACTTGGAATACGTCAACTTCTGGAGCTCCCTCTCCTATTGACAATTTCAATTATAACAATCACACCTATGATGTGATGTTGTTTGGTAAGAAGGTTACCTCTTCTAATGTAAGAAGACTTGTTCGTAAGGTTAACTGGGCTCAAGGCACCACTTACGAAATGTATCGCCATGATTATAATGTGAACAATCCAGCACCGATCACAGGTGCTACAAGACTCTACGACGCACGCTATTATGTCGTCAACTCGGACTTCAAAGTCTACATCTGCATCGACAACGGATCTAGCGGAACAAACACGAGTGGCAATGCTTCTCAAGACGAACCCACTTTCACTGACCTCGAGCCTTCAAAGGCTGGCGATTCAGGAGACGGGTATGTTTGGAAGTATCTCTATACCGTTGACCCATCGGACATTATCAAGTTTGATTCGGTAGAATATATTTCTGTTCCTGGTAACTGGAGTAGTTCTACAAATGCACAGATTCAATCTGTTAGAGAAAACGGAGATTCTGATTTAAATAATAACCAATTGAAAAAAGTCTATATCGAAGACCAAGGATTTGGTTATGGTATTGGTCTTGATAGAGAAGTTGATATTTTAGGTGATGGAACTGGTGGTAAGTGTGTTGTTAGCACTGATACCTCAGGTAGAATCATTGATTGTCAGATTTCTCAGGGTGGTAAAGGTTATTCTTACGGAATCGTTGACCTCGGACCATTACAAGGAAGCACACTTTCGAGACTTGCAAAACTGGTTCCGATTATTCCTCCTTCCAGAGGTCATGGTTATGATCTTTACAAAGAACTTGGATCTGACAAAGTTCTTATGTATGCTCGATTTGATGATTCGACAAAAGACTTCCCTGCTGACACTACGTTTGCACAGATTGGTCTAGTTAGAAATCCAACTTCTTTTGGATCTACAACAGTATTCACAGCAAACCAGTTCTCTAGTTTGAGAGCTCTCAAACTTTCTGGTAAGTCTGGAACCATTGCTGTTGGTGATGAGATTCGCCAAGTTGTTGGAACATCAACCGCTGTGGCATATGTTGCATCATATGATACTGAGACTAGTGTTCTGAAGTATTTCCAAGACAGATCACTTTATTTCAGTCCTGTAACTGGCGATCAAAAAGACTATGTTGGTGTATCCAGTGAAGGTAAAGTTCTAGCTTTTGATTCTTCTGCGGAACCAGTTACAACAGTTTCTGGATTCTCTGGTAATATTGATACGAACTTCTCTGGTATTACTACAATTATTAACAACAAGACCATCAATCTTGGCGTGAACTTCACTGATGGACTTGCCGATCCTGAAATAAATAAGAGGACGGGAGAGGTCTTGTATCTGGATAACAGAACTGAGGTCACTCGCAACTCTCGCCAAAAAGAAGATATTAAGGTAATTCTGGAATTCTAAGACGATGCCACAAAAGACGAATCTGAATGTTAGTCCTTACTATGATGACTTTGGCATTGATAAGGATTTTTATCGAGTTCTATTCAAGCCTGGATTTCCTATTCAATCCAGAGAACTGAACAATATTCAGTCTGTTCTGCAGAATCAGATTGAACAGTTTGGTAATCATATTTTTAAGGATGGTTCTGTCGTCATCCCTGGTGCGGCTTCGTTTGACAATCAATATTACGCTGTAAAAATTGACCCCATTCACTTGGGTATTGATGTATCAGTTTACATCGATGATTTTATTGGCAAAACAATTAAGGGACAAACAACACAAGTTACTGCAACTGTTGTAAATGTCTTGAGTTCAACTGATTCTGAAGAGAATCAACTCACGATTTATGTAAAGTATAAAGAGTCTGGAGACGCTCTGAGTGTAGCTAGTTTCCAAGACGGAGAAATCCTGATCGCTCAGGAAGACGTAGTATATGGAAACACCACAATTACTGGTGGTTCTACTTTTGCTCAATGTATTGCTTCTGACGCAACTGCAATTGGTTGTGCAGCTCACATTGATGCAGGCATCTACTTTGTCAGAGGCATCTTTGCTCAAGTTGCAAAGCAAACTCTGATCCTTGATCAATATAGCAATCAACCAGAATACAGAGTTGGTCTCGATGTTATTGAGACTATCGTTACTGCAAAAGACGATCCATCACTTTATGACAATGCGAGAGGATTTTCTAATTTCGCTGCTCCTGGAGCAGATCGATTCAAAATCGAACTCAAACTCTCTAAGAAATCTATATCAGATAGAGACGACAAAACTTTTGTTGAGATTCTACGACTTACAGAAGGAAGAGTCGAGAAGATCGGACTGAAGACGCAATATAATCTCATCAGAGATTACTTTGCAGAAAGAACTTATGATGAGTCTGGTGACTACTCAGTAGAAGCATTTGATATCGGACTCAGAGATTCATTGAACGACCGTCAAGGAAATGGTGGTTTGTTCTATGATAATCAAACCACATATAGCGGTAATAATCCTAGTGATGATATTGCATCACTTACCGTTGGACCTGGTAAGGCATATGTTAGAGGATTTGATATTGAAAACTTCGGAACAGAAGTTATTGATGTCGAAAAACCAAGGGATACAAAAGCAACTACAACTGCTGTTCCCTTCAACATGGGTAACATCCTTAAAGTTAACCATGTCGTAGGACAACCTGTAATCGCCCTGAACACGACTCAGGTAGTCAACCTATACAATACGCGAAAGACCACCACTGTCGCCTCTGCTGCTCCTACAGGAGGCACTCTGATCGGTCAAGCAAGAGTTTATGCTCTGAATGCCGATGAACAGAACTATGTTGGCAATGAAACTGTATTCAATCTACATCTGTTTGACGTACAGACTTATACACAGATCACACTGAATGTAGCTGGAGATTCAGTAACCATCCCTGCAACCTCTTTCATTGAGGGTCTTAGCAGTGGCGCCACTGGTTACACCGTCAATGCTGCTACGACTGATAGAACGCTCTCTCTTACCGAAGTAACTGGTAACTTCCAAGAAGGTGAGAATATTAGAATCAACGGATTGACTGTAAATCCCAGATCAATCATTAATATCAGAACTTTCACTACTGCAGATATTCACTCCGTATATCAAGATACTTCTGCAGTATCTGGGTATTCCGTTGATTTCTCGGCTGATGTTGTAATGGCTTCATCTGGTCCTCTTCCTGGATTTGGACTTGGTGAGACTGTTATTTTCAGTAATAACGGCCCTACTGGATTAACTACAGTTCGAGCTCCTGGTAAAACTTTTACTGGTATCTCAACAGATACTATTGTCAAATATACTGACACTAACAAAACTCAATCAACATTTGCAAGAGTCACAGACATATCTGCAAATGGTTTGGTAATGACTCTGGTTGGTGTTCTTACCGTAGGTAACATCTGCGATGGTGGTCTCCCTGCATCTGGAGCATCATTTGAGTTAGAAAGGAATCTTCCTCAATTTACCAATCCAGAAGATGCTTATCTCTTTGCTCCTATTGGTAAACCAAACGTTGGATCTGTAGATCTTGGCAGTTCACAGTTAGCAGTCAATCACCAATTTACTGGTGAAAGCACTGATGGCTCTGGAAGCATGGAAATTGATGTCTCCGCTTCTGGAATCACTAGTGCATTCTTTGAAGTATATGATCCCGATAGATACGTTATTTCTTACAGTGGAGGTACACAAGCACCTCTATCTGCAGGTCAGTTTACTCTGACCAATGATTCATCAACTCTGACCATCACTGGTCTTGATGCATCACAATCTAATGTTGTTGTCAATGCAACTCTCAAGAAGAGAGGAATCAAGAGTAAGATCAAGAATCTTGCTAAGAGTCAAAAAACTTTTGTAAGACTGTCCAAGTTTGAAAGTGCTGGCATCTCTACAGGTGTCAACAATGGATTGACTTACAACAAGTTCAATGGATTGAGAGTAGAAGACGAAGAAATCTCACTCAATACCGCTGATGCTATCAATATCGTAGCAATTCACCAATCCAAGGGTTCGGCTGATCCATCCTTTGATAGTCTTGTTTTCCAGACAGGTCTTGATCTGGATACAAATTCTGTTCTTGGTGAGTATCTGCTTGGTGGAACAAGTGGAGCACTTGCACAACTTGTCACAAGATCAAGTGCAACAACTGTAGAATTTGTCTATCTCAACTCTACAACTTTCCAAGTTAACGAGGATGTCAAGTTCTTAGAATCAAATATTACTGGAACTGTCCAAACAGTAAATCTTGGATCTTATATTGATCTGACCGATAAGTATAGTCTTGATACTGGTAACAGACAGCAGTTCTGCGACTTCTCCAGAATTAAGAGAAAGACTGGTAGACCTCCTGCTAATAAGAGGATGGTCATTGTCTTTGATAAGTACAATGTTCCTAGTGTAGATACTGGTGATATCTTCACTGTTCAATCTTATCAGGCATCACAATTTAAAGATGGTGTTCCCTCTTCTGAATATTTTGACAGACAAACTGGCCAGTTCAGAGAAATTAGATTAACTGATACTCTTGATTTCAGACCTAGAGTAACTGATTTTAGTGTAACAACATCTTCACCATTTGCCTTCACGAACAGATCTTTTGATGGATCTGGAAATACAACGACTTTGGTTCCCAAGTCTGGCGAAACCTCTATCGTTGATTACGAATATTATCAGGGTAGAAACGATCTTCTTGCTCTGGGTAAAGACGGTAAGTTCCAAGTTATCAAGGGTGCTCCTAGCGATAACCCAAGAACACCTACAAACGCAGAGGAGGCGATGAATATCGCCACTATTGAATATCCTCCATACCTGTACAATGTACTGGATGCAAAGATTACTGAGATTGATAACAAGCGTTATACAATGCGCGACATTGGTGATCTTGATGATCGTCTCACAAACTTAGAACTTACAACTTCTCTGTCTCTTCTGGAACTGGATACATCCTCTTTCCAAGTAATTGATGCACAAGGCCTGTCTAGATTCAAGTCTGGATTCTTTGCAGATGACTTCAAGAATCAGGACTTCATTGACTATGGGATGGAAGACACTCGTATTACCGTAGACGAGGGATTCAACCATCTGATCGTTGAGCAAGACACAGTAACCATTCCTGTTCAGGTTGCAACTGCTAGCACTGCAGCTGATTCTCTGATTGATTACAGCGCTGATGTAGATCTACTTGATTCCAATGTAGTTAAGAAGGGGAATAGAGTTCAACTTGCATACAATGAAGAAACTTACATTGAACAACCTCTTGCAACTAGAGTTGAAAATGTAAACCCATTCAACTTGATCGAGTGGGTTGGTGCAATTACACTTACTCCTGCAATCGATAGTTGGGTAACCACTATTCGCAGAAGTGGTGGAAACAGAATGATTCCAAACCCTGGACGCCGTGGACAGTCGTTCTCATCTACCTCTGTTTCTTCGGTCGGTGATCCTTGGATCAGATCTAGAAACGTTAAGAACCATACCACTGGATTTAAGCCTTTCACCAGATATTATCACTTCCTTGATGGGGTTGGTGGTATCGATTGGATTCCAAAACTGATTGAGGTTACTCCTGTATCTGGAACCTTTGTTGTTGGAGAAACCGTTGATGGTTTCGACTCTGCAGGAAATAGAACAATTAGTTTCAGAGTAGCACAACAAAACCATAAGGAAGGTCCTTTCAATAATCCAACCAGAAAGTATCAAGTAAGTCCTTACGACAGAACACTCCTGATGAGTGCTCTCGATTCTTACAATAGTTCTTCTGTCCTACTTAATGTTGACATTGATGCTCTTGCAGCACAGGCTGGTGGATCTTACTCTGGATTCATCACTCCTGGTGGTAGACTCATTGGTAGAACAAGTCAGGCACAAGCAACTATCGATGATAGTCGTCTGGTAACTGATAACTGGGGTACTGTTATTGGATCATTCTTCTTCAGAAATCCAAACAGCACACCTGCACCTGCTCTCAGATTCCCAACAGGAACTAAGACTTATAAGATGACTTCCAGCTCTACCAACGCAGAGCCTCTCCCCGGAAGTCTGCTGATCAGTTCTGCAGAAACTACCTACAGAGCAACTGGTATTATCAGAACGGTAACCACAAGTTCTGTTACTTTCTATGATCCTCTGGCACAGTCCTTTACTACAGATTCTACAGGTGGATTTATCACTTCTGTAGATATCTTCATGGGTAACAAGGATACTGCTTCTCCTCTGGAGATTCAGTTGAGAACCATGGAACTGGGAACTCCCACAACAACTTTGGTTTCTGATGATTCTAAGATTACTCTCGAACCAGACCAGGTAAACACCTCTAGAACTGCCGATGTACCCACTAGGGTTACATTCCCATCACCAATCTTTGTAGAACCCAATACAGAGTACGCTATCGTCCTCCTGTGTCCTTCTTCGGACCAATATGAAGCCTGGGTCGCAAGAATGGGTGAAAAGACTGTCAATACGACAACCCTACCTAATGTTGAGGGTGTCATCTATGCTAGACAGTATGGTGCTGGATCTCTGTTTAAGTCTCAAAATGGATCTATCTGGACTGCATCTCAGTATGAAGATATGGCATTCAGAGTAAACAGAGCTAAGTTTACTTCCCAGAAAGGATCTGTATTCTTCTATAACCCAATTATTGATGAAGAGTCCAACATCATTGAAGGATTGCAAAACAATTCTGTTACCACTCTTCCCAGAAAACTGACTGTTGGTATTACAACAATCGAAGATGATGCAATTAATAATATTCTGCGCATCGGTCAAAAGGTTGGAACCACTGGTGTAAGTACAGATATCACTGGATTCATTGAGCAATTTGGTGGTCCTATTGAAACACTGTCTGTAAGTGGAGTTGGTACAAACTATACTAATGGAACTTACAACAATGTAACTCTGATCAATGAGTCTGGAGGTGGAACAGGAGCTACTGCATCGATCGTTGTATCAAACGGTCAGGTTAGCGGTGCTACAGTCTCCGCTGCTGCTACTGGTAATGGTTATGTTGTTGGCGATACCGTTGCTATTACAACATCAATGGTTGGTGGACGTGGTAGTGGTGGTCAGGTAACGATCTCTGCCATCTACAACTCCGATACCATCTACGCGACTAATGTACAAGGTGAGCAGTTTACAGAAACTCAGAATCTTTACTGGTATCCTGATTCTGGAGAAGTTGGTGTCGCTATCACCAACATCCTGATTAGAAGCTCTTCTTTGACATCGAACTTGAATGAAGGGAATGTCTTTGAAATCGACAGTGATTCTCATGGTAATGTAACTTCTGCAAACCATGTTTCTATCAGAGGACTTCAACCTGATACAGATCCTATCAAACTGCAGAGTGATCTTTCCGTAAGTGCCACTGCAATCTCTGTTGCAAGCACTGCTACCTTCACTGAGTTTGAAGGACTCACAACATTCAGAGGATATCTGAAGGTTGGATCTGAGATCATCTACTATGACAGCATTGGTGCTGGAAACCTTGGTATTGCAACCAGAGGTGTAGATAATACAACCGTTCAGACACACTCTGCTGGTGCTGATGTCTACAAGTATGAACTCAATGGCGTTTCGCTGACCAGAATTAACACTGATCATAAGATGCCTACAGACGCTGGACTGCAAGGTCTGAAGACATTTGACAAGTATTACCTGGAGGTCGATAGACCTGCTGGAAGAAAGACTGGCGAAGAGCAATTGTCCTTTGCTGATGAGAAGACTGCTGGTGGAAATGGTTCTTGGGCTTCCAAAAACATCCAGTTCAGTTCCATGGTTCCCAACATGGTGTTCACCACTCCTGGTGATGGAACTTCAATTAGTGCAAGTGTCAGAACTACTTCTGGTACCAGTCAGAGTGGAACAGAGGCATCCTTCGTAGATCAAGGATTTGAACCTATCCAACTCAATGAAGTTAACTTCTTCTCCGATCCTCGTATCGTTGCTGGTAGAGTTAACGAGACAACATATCTGGCTGAACTACCTAAGAGCAGATCCTTCACTCTCGCATTAAACCTTGAGAGTCTTAATCCTTACTATTCTCCTCAGGTAAGAACTGATATTACAAGTATTGTTCTTCAGAGAAATAGAATTGACGCTCCTGTTGGAGATTACTCCATCGATGGAAGAGTCAACAGCGTATCCAATGATCCTCACGCAAGTGTCTACATTGGACCAAGGATTGAACTTGATAATCCTGCAACCTCACTGAAGGTTCTTGCGGGTGTCAACAGACCTCAGAGTAGCGATGTTAGAGTTCTCTACAGACTCTTCAGAACAGATTCTGGAGAAACTGATCCCACATTTGAATTGTTCCCTGGATTCTCTGTCGGTCTTCCCGATGGAACCCCTGATACCAGAATTGCTCCTGCCTTTGGTAATGAATTCCTTGAGCATGTTTATACAGCAGATGGTCTTGATAAGTTCAACGCTTTCCAAATCAAGATTGACTTCTCTGGTACAAACGAATCCACACCTCCTTCACTCCAAGACCTTAGAGTAATTGCACTGGCATGATTAATCCACATTCACTGCTTCTTGAATATCACTACGGCAACAGAGCTCAGGTCGAGGGTAAACCCGACCTGAAAAAAGATACCAAGACTGGAGCCGTAGTTAATACTAATAAAACGGAGTATGAAGACTACATCAGGAATAGAGATCAAAAACGTGCTGACAAGGCAGAAATTGAGTCTTTAAAAGGAGAAATTAGCGAGTTAAAAGAACTGTTATATCAGGTTTTGAATAAATAGTTCAAACTTGGTTTGACTAGTAGTAATGGCTGTATACGTCGCCAACCTTAATATTGAGCAAGGCGCTAATTTTAAGGTATCCTTTAATATTGAAGACCCTGGCACTAATTCTCCGTTAAGCTTGGTAGGGTATGCTGCATCTGCACGGTTGAGAAAGACGTATTCCAGCACTGGATTTACATCCTTTACTACTACAGTTTCCGATCCTTTGAATGGTGTGATCACTATCGCCCTTTCTCACGAGGAAACCGCTGCTATTAAAGCAGGCCGACATGTCTATGATGTAATCATTTTATCGCCCATATCTTCCGATCCCCCGAATTATACAACGAGGGTTGTGGAAGGCAGTGCGATAGTTCGACCTAGTGCAACCAGATTTTAGGTAGATATATGACGAACTACTCTGTAAGACTCGGATCTACCAACGCCATTAAAGTCAGATCCACCACGCTTGGTTCAGGCGGCGGAGGAGGCGGCGGAGGCGGCTCGATCCGAACCCTGTCCGATGTTGATATTACATCCAATGGTTTGGCAGATGGTATGGTTCTTGTTTATGACGCATCTACAGCAAAGTGGAAATCGTCAGCGGAAATCACCGTTGGTAACACTAGGAACATGACCATCAACGGAGGAACCTTTTAGACATGGCGTCGATTATTAAAATTAGGAGGACGCTAGGATCTAGCGTACCCGATCTAGCACCTAGCGGTGAAGGTACCGCGCAAGGTGAACTTATCTACGTTTACGACAGTAGTAACGTAGGATCAGGAAAGACATACAAGAAACTGTATATTGGTCACCCAGACGGCACAGGAGACGCTCCTATCCCGATCGGTGGTGAATACTATACAGACCTTCTACCTGCCAACACAGCGCTGCATGGGACGCTGATTGCGAACCAAGCGATCGTTGTAGACGCAAACAAAAAGATTGATGAACTGCGAGCAGACAATATTCAGATTGCTGTAAGTGGTACTAATGAGATTGATACAGAGAGTGGTAACTTAACTCTTGACTCGGCTGGTGGTATTGTCATCATCGATGACCAGGCAACCATCAACGATGGATTGAGAGTAGAAGGTGATCAGACTTATCTGAATACAGCTCTCCAAGTTTCCGGCATCTCCACCTTTAACGGTGAGGTGATGTTCAATACTGGAATGATTCCAGATACGGACAAAGGAGCTTACATTGGTACTTCTGGTAGAGCGTTTGCTAACGCTTATATCAATGATGTTACCATTGGTGCAGCAAATACAACAGTCATCACCACAAGAGCAGGTGAACTGTTCCTGACTGCATATGAAAACTTAGTTGTTGTTGATGACGATCTGACAGTTACTGGTTTGACCAGTTTCGCAAGTGGCGCAACCATGTCTGGTGTTGCCACCATTACAGGTCAGTTAGAAGTTGATGATATCATCATCAATGATAATGTCATCGCGACCAAGAATACAACTGGTATCTTGTACCTGGATCCACATCCTGGTGCTCTGAGTGCTGATGGTATTGTTGTTATTAAGGGTGACCTGCAGGTTGATGGTTCTACGATTTCCGAGAACGCAACCACAGTTACCGTTAATGATCCTGTTATCAGATTGGGTGATACATCAACAGAGAAGACTGTCGAGAATGAAGTTTCTCTTGGTACCACATCTATCACATTCG